ATACAGTTATCACATTCACGGATGACCGAGATGATGGCATCAAATTTGTAGGCTTCTCTGCTTTTGAGATCCTGCCAAAGATTTGCAAGCTCCTCCCGTTCCTCTTCATCCGTGTTGGGAAGATCAATCAGCTCTTGAATCATCTTCTGGTCTTCGAGGATCTCCCTGTAACTTTTGGGGTCAGCCATTGTAGAGGTCACGCAAGGAACAGTAATCCTTCTCCTCTTCGAAGTAGAGAGAGAAAAGGTATCGAGGGCCACCGAGATTGATGACCGTGTGAGGCATTTGATTGTTGAACAGGTAGAACGTGTCGCTCTGATATCTCAGCTCGACCACATCTTTGTTCAGAGCATCGCGCTGCTCACCAAAAAGGGCGTGGCTGCTGTCATTTGTGCTGTACAGCATGTTGACGCAGGATAGGCGGTATTCGTCTACATGCCAGTCGTAGACAGACATCGGCTCCACGCGAAGCAGGCCCAGTTTTTTGATCTGCCAAATCTTGTCCAGCTTCTGCAGGGCTGGTTCTATCTGGATGAAATCAGCAGGAAGCGGAACGGCTTGGAAACCGAAATGCTCTGCCCATTCAATGTCCTGATCAAGGAGCCACTGGATGTAATCAGGTAGCTCTACTGCTTTGTGCCGGAGCGGGGTGAAGCAGTCCTCCTGATTCACTTACCCTGTCCTCTGTAGGGCTTCTGACCTTTGACTTTGAAGGATCCCCGCTTGCGGCGACCGTCACCAATGGAAGTCTTTTTTGGCGTGGCAACAATCGTTTTTGTGTTCGTGAACGTCTTGCGTGCAGCCATGGCGCCAAATTGGATAGTCAGATGATAGGGAGCAAGAAAGGGATGTCAATACAGAAAAATGTATAAAGATTGTGTATGTTTCCTAACATATAATTTTACTTCCGTTGTTAGAATAATCATTATGCAATAACTCGATGTCAGAAGAGTTTGAGATTATTGAAATCCCGTTCGAGGATTTAGAAATTTCCAAATCTTTAGAAGACGAGTTTTTAGAGACACGGATTGCATCTGAGATTGATGCAGCAACAAGTGTCGAAGAATTGAGAGAGGCGTCAAAAAACCTACTTAAGGTGTGCATTGCACGCCAGGCTGCGATTCGTGGGCTTTGTAAGCGTCTTGTTCAATACGAAACCATGGCCCTACAAGGATTCCTGAATGATGAAACCAGCTAAGTACTCAAAGAAGTACGCCAAGATTCAGTCAAAGGCGGAGCTCTGCACCACCCGTGAGGAGGCGCTTGAGCTTTTGGACAAGGCTGAAAAACTGCAGAAAAAAACGAGGGTGTTTACCCCCGCTTACGACTGAACTTAAGACGGCCTGAACGTCTTAGTTTTGGACCACATTTGTAGACGGGGACCTACCCAGTCCCCGCACGGTATGTAAGAGAATCTGTTAAAGATTCCGAACAAACTTTACTTCAGCCCACCCTCAATGGCTCCAGTCTCATCCTTGGCCGCCAGCATGGCGCGGATGCCACCAGATCCTTCGGGCACAGGGAGGGTGAGGTTGGTCAGGTCAACACCGGGTGCGATGGCGTTGATGCCGATCTCCTTCTCGCACTGCTTAAAGAATTTGGCGCAGTACACCTCCATGGTCACGCTTTCGTGGACTTCCTCGATGTAATCGATGTCGTCCCCTTTCTTCGGAAAGAAGTCTTCGAGGTTCTTGGCGGTCGGTTCCTTCCAGGTTTTGGGCACCGCGATTGCAGACTTCTGCTTCTCGCCGTACATCACAGTCCCGAAGGTAGGAGTGAAGATCGCAGCAGCAGCCTGCTTCGGGTCAAAGCCGGTGGCGCTCTTCAGGTTGTACTTGTCGCTGAAAGCGCCCTCGAGTTGTTCGAGGAAGCGCCCGTATGCAGTGACGAATTCACGGGACGCACCGCCGTGCAATGAGAGGATCAGCGGCTTTTTGTGTGCAGCAACACCGTCCTCGTTCACGAGATACATCAGGATCAGGCGACGACGCTTGTACGGACAAGGCTGACCTGGGTTCTTCTCTTCCCAGTCGTCGTACAGGTAGTTGTCCTGCGGGTAGATACCTACGATCTCGCCTTTGTTTTTGGAGTTCTCAATGAAAGTGGTGTCTTTGGGATTACCACCGTGGATGATCAACATCCGGGGAGTCTTGAAGAACATGCCCCTCTCAGTGTCTCCAGTGTTGAAGACATGCTCGTAGTCGGCTTCCGCATTCGGAAAGTCGTCAGCATCGCCAGTGAAACCACAACGGTCAAGGGCGTTTTGCTTGATGAAAAGACCGGGCTTGGTCTTCTCGTTCAGGATTTGTGCGATGGCGAGCTCACGCATCACACCTTGGGACAGAGAAAAAGCCCTGGTTTCCCAGAGCTCCCCTCGTGTTATGAAGTTAGCGACGGCGTCAATTCGGCGCCATAAAATCAAAACGGAATTTCGTCACCCTTAGGGACGGGTTGGGGAATCACAGTCTCCTGAGCAGATCGAACAGGAGCCTCGACCTTTGGTTCCGCTTTGTCCGGTGAGTTCTTTCCGAAGAAAGTGTATTGTCCGCCACGGACCTGAACCTTATATGCGGTGCGGGTCTCTCCGTCTTTACCTGGCCAGGACTCATACTTGAGGCGACCACCGATTGCGATCTGCCTTCCTTTATAGATGAACTTGCGGAAGCGAGTTGCATCATCACCCCAGGCATCCAGTCGGAGGGGAACACTGTCGTCCCAGGTGAAGTTCAACAGCTTCTGCGCTGGAGCCTGACACAGCATTCCGCAACCGAACAGATCTTCGCGACGTTGCTCAGCGATGAAGCCGACGCCACCCGCAGCCGTCACTTGATTGACGATCGTGTTGGCTGGGACAGTTTGGAACGGTGTTGTGGGAGCGATGTACATTTTGTAGTCGCTCTTGCTCGGATACATCCGACCAGTGAACAGCAGGTGGGTGCCTGGTTCGTAGGCATCGATCACGAACGTGTCACCGGCAGCCCTTGTGGGGATGAGGTACACCGGGACCGGCAGTGCCTTGGCCCCTTGGTTTTGGATTTCGACGTGCATACAACGGACACCACTCTCGGTTTGAGCGGATCCGATGAATTTTGCAGAAGCGAGGAGAAGGTTCATTTGACGTTGGGATCTACAATTTCGTGACCGATTCCGGCCTCATTGAGAAGTGATGCGGCAAGTCGGAAGCTGTCGAGCCACCTATCGCAGTTGATGTCATGGGCTGAAACAACCACGGTAGAGACACCAGCATTAATAAGTACAGCAGCGCAGCGACTGCATGGATGGAAAGTGACGTACGCAGTGCAGCCAGAAGTGCTGACCCCATGCAATGCAGCAGTTGTAACAGCATTGACCTCTGCATGGACCGTCATTTCGTACTTGAGCTCACGGTCTGTCAGGCGTTCGATGGAGTCCTCGATGCCCATGGGCAGACCGTTGTAGCCCACGCTGATGACTTTCTTGCCTTTGACAAGTACGCAGCCGACTTTTGTGCTGGGATCCTTACTCCAGCTGGCAACTTCGTGGGCCAGTTTGAGGAAGCGGACGTCCCACTTCCCTTGCTTAAGAATGTTCATTTCTTCAAAAGGTTATCTTCGATACGCTTTTTGATTTCTTCTTGGATTTGGGTCAGCCTGTTTTGCCAGACCTCCATCCATTCCTCAAGGTCTTCATGCATCTCGACAAGATCGAGATAGCTGAATTTGTCGAGAGCCCCTTGGCTGATTGCGGGCTTGGGTGATTCCATGGTGCTTCTGAGGAGCGATCAAACTTTAGTTGGGTCCACTAGAATTACACTATACAGAAACGTTAAGAATCACATCAGCCCTTGTGACTCTTAAGTGTTAGACGAGATTATGTCACAAACAAAAACGCAATTAGTAGCATCGCCCTTGAACCTCAACGGTGCGGATCTTACGTTTCCTAGTTCTCAAGGAAGCGCGAACCAGTTTTTGAGAAACGGTAGCACTGCCGGAACGCTTGAATTTAGTGCGCTTGCGGCTAGCAATCTGCCGACCGGAAGTATTTTGCAGATTGTTCAAGCAAGCACATCAACACAAGTCTCAGTTTCAACAACCACTTTTACTGACACTGGCTTGTCAGCATCGATTACTCCATCAAGCTCTTCAAATAAAATTTTGGTAATAGTGGACCAAATGTTTCAAACTTCAAGATCTTCTTCGGGCCTAGGAGCGGGTATCAAGCTTCTTAGAGACTCTACAGCTATCCATCAACCAGTTGAGGATAGCACTGGGCCTTTTGAAAATTACGTTGGTGGTATCACTGGGTTTTATGGAAGGATGACGATAACAAAACTTGATTCTCCTTCTTCCACTTCTTCTCTTACATATAAAACGCAAGGCAGACCATACGCAACTTCCAGTACTGGTAAGGTTCATTTTAATATCACCAGTAGTGTACAAAACGCGACCTCTTACATCACACTGATTGAGGTGGCAGCATGACCTTTCAAATTCACGACGCTCTTGATTCATTACGCCCTGGCGCAGAATATGTTATTCGTGGCGACGAAATTGAGCTGTATCAACACGCTGATCCACAACCAACCTCTGATGAGCTTCAGGCCGAGATTAATCGGCTTGAGGCTGCACAGCCGTTAGTTGAATTGCGTGAAGAGCGCAATCGTCGTCTTGCAGAGACTGACTATTTTGCAAACACCGACGTCACAATGCCTGATGGAATGAGAGATTATCGACAGGCTTTGCGTGATTTACCAGCTAATACTTCAGACCCCTCAAACCCCACCTGGCCCACAAAACCGGCTGTTTAGTGAGTCTCCATCCAATTGTGTCCCACCCGGGCCTCACCGGTCATGGGACACTTTAGGTTGAAGTATTCACCAGACTTTCTAAACGAAGCAATTGCCAGGGTCTGGTAAGCCTCCACGAATTGTGGTCTTACGAGTGATTGGATTTCATCGTGCACGTGTGCGACGAATGCATAGTCCTGCCCCCAACGCAATCCCAATTCCTTGAGGTCATCGTAGAGAATTGTGGTTGCTTTCTTGACAGTAATTGCTCCAGTTGATTGCAAAAGCTGGTTCAGAGCAGAGTGTCTGGATCGGATCTGGAGGTGTCGTCCATCAATGCCGGTTAGATAACCACGTTCTGAAATTCTCTCATCGATTTTATCTTTCAATTGTTTAATAGCCGGTAGATTTTTGTAGAAGGTGTTGATAGTTTCCTTGCCCAGATCAGCCTGTTTCCATTCATTCAAAGTTGGGTCAATCACGCTGCCAACTTTCTTTGAACCTGCCCCATAAAGTAAGGCATAGATTAGCCGCTTGCTTAAGTCTCTTGTCGCCTTTGAAATATCACCTTGCCCATCAAATATGCCGAACAACTTTGCATTGTGCGTGTGGATATCGAAGCCGTCAGTGCTAACGAGCTTTGCGTATTCACCGTCATCAAAGTGTGCTAACCAAGCACCAAGAGCACGCAGCTCCAGACCGCTGGCATCAGAACCGCACAAAAGCCACCCCACAGGAGCAACGAATAAAGCTCTACATTCTGCCCCATACTGATGACCAACACTCGGAATTTGGGCCATGTTGGGACGCCGGTGGCTACAGCGTCCGCTGATACATGCGTTAGTTATAACTGTACCGTGAATACGACTATCGTCAAAAACGCGACTATGTGTTAGCCACGCCTCTTTCCCTTCAGCAATCTGGCCAAGCCTTTTATTGAGCGTTTGATACTCAGCGAGGAGCTTAGCTTCCGGGTATTTCGCACCAAGCTTTTCAAGGACTTCATCGTCCACCTTGACATTACCCTTCTCCGTTTGGGAGAAACTAATTTCAGGGTAACGCTCTCGTAAACGTTGTGCCGTTTGTTGACGCGAACCGGGATTAAATAAAACGACGCGGTCCTTGAGTTTCTTGCCCGTCTTTTCTGAGACACGCTCTTCGACAATTGGCGGAAAAACTTCTTGAAGTTGATCATGAATTTCGGACCGCCTCGCCTTGAGCGTATTGACCAACGCGAACGCAGCTCTTTCATTGAAAGGGAATCCGAAATCCTCCTGCATCGTCATGATAGCGGCGAATTCGTGCTCTAGTTGAAAACACCTTGGGTCCAGCTCTTGCGTCTGGAAGTACTCATATAGAACTTTGGTAACCAATGTGTCTTGTTCGCAGTAGACCTGCATCTCTTCGGACCACCTCTCCCACACGCTCTCCTTTGGCCCGGTCTTTTTCGTCTGCGTCTCAGTAAATTTTATTTTTTCAACGCCGAGACGTTCACCCCACGCGGCTAATGAATGCCTTCCTTTGTATTTACTATCGATGTGAGTGTACTTCTGCGCGTCGACAGTTTCCATTTCTGGTGACAACACACGACTGATAATTAGCGTATCGTGAATGTCACAATTTTCTTTAATTTTAAATGTAGGGTAGACCTTAGCTATCCCTCGCATATCAAAATTAATAAAATTATGGCCAACAATTAGGTCGGCTTGTTCTAACAAACTCAAGCCAAATTGCACTGGCAAATAGTTACCTTCATTAGAACAACTTATGACTTCGTTTGTATCAAGATCTCTTAGGACCAGGCTATGCACACGATCGAGTTCGTGCAAGAGACCGTTAGTCTCAATGTCGCATGCATATCTCAGCATTGGATTCAGAAGTAGCGCTTGTAAAGGGTCCCGATGTTCACGATATAGAGGCCATCGATGATGTCACTAGCCTTTAAACGTTCTTGAATGTTTTTCATCTCCGTTCGATCACCGAGGCAGATAGCTTTGTTAAGATTCTTCGCCGACTCGATGGGCAGCAGTTGCACCGTGGACCGATCCTCGGTATAGCAAAGTACGTTTTGATTATCAAAGTCGCAGAA